CTCGCGATTTTGTAAATGCGTAATAGATTGTGCCTCGGGTCGCCATATTCCAGCCCTCGGTCGTCGAGGGTGTTACCAGCGTCCGAGAGCCAGTCACTTAGCGATCTCTCTGACATAAGAATTAGAGGCCCTTCCTCGCTTGTATCCTTCGTTGAAAGCTTTGGCTTTTGCGGATTCAATAGTTGCGTAAGCAAGCCAGAATCCGGTTGATAGTGCCAAGAGGATGCTAACGATTTGCTCCGGTGTGAAGTCATTCGACATCCGCACTCACCCCAAATCGGTCTAACCAATAGGCTGAGATTTCTTCTCTACTCAATCGCCCTCTTGTTGATTGGCGACCTAATGACTCGATTGCGTATCTGCGAATAATTTGGCCCTTGACGTAATTCTTACCATCTGACCAAGCTCCCGAAGTAGAATCAAATCGAATTACTTGCGGTTTATTTATCACTTATTCTCCCTTCCAAATCCTCTAAATGGATTTAGTGGGATAAATGTAATTACCTAAATGGATTTACACAAGTAGGAGCTCGGCGAGTCGGATTGGTAGGAAGGCGCAGAGCTTATGAACCTTCCCAGCATTGGCGAAATCAGTCTTATCGGGTAGGGCCTTCCAATGCCATTCAGGAGCCTCTAGAGCCCCTAAGTCGAACTGATAGACACCTTTAGGCGTTGCGTTGATATAAAGCGTCCTAGCCCCTGTTCTAGCTCTTATATCGGCCAAATAATCCCACTTCTTCTTCTCGATTATGAGAGTGTCGTAATGAGTGCGGCGGCACTTCATCTCAATATAGGAATCGCTGGTAATGCCGTCGGCTCGGTCGGTCGCTGATAGTGGCGTCAAGTCCGGATAGATGGCCTTGAGTGCCTCGAATAGTTCGACCTCGCGAAGGTAAATTAGTCTTCGTCCTCGTCTTCGTCCCAAGGCTTGAACATTGGGTTTCCATTATCCACTATCCATTCAGGATACGAGCTACGATCCATTGCGAAAGCTAAGGCCGTTCCTTCATCCATACCAGCTCGACGACAAGCCATATAAACCTCGTTGCAAGCGATAGCCCAAAAGTCCAGTCGAGTGAGTGGGACATCTTTCGTCGTTTTGCGACGTTTTGCCACCTTCTTTACTGGCTTCTTAGCGCGCTTTTTTGCCTGTGCCACTTCTGCTCACTTTCGTCGAGAGGGCCAATTCTAACTGACTCTCCATTTTATCAAGGCGCGACACAATGGGCAGATTCTCTAATTTGATGATATATCTCAGACCGGCAATCAGTAGGCCGATTGATCCGAGAACTGAGGCGATAGTGGCCGCGAGTTCAGAAGCCGCCATTACCGGACTTTGCCGTAACGCTCGTAAGAAGGATTCAGCCAGTTGATGATGCTAGGCAAGACTGATGCTAGAGCGGCATTGGCAATCGCATTTACATCGAGCCCGACTGCTAAGTAAGTCGCTAGGGCCGCCGCTACGAATGTCTTCGCCCAGCTTCCCGCCATTAGTTTCAGTTCTTTCATTTGTGTCTCCTTCTAGGTCGAACCATTTTCCGTCATTGTCTCCCAGAGTTGTAAAGCTAATATGGAAATGCGATTTGTGAGGGTTTGGGCCTCTGTATTTTCTGCGCTTCCAATTGAAAGTAGAGCTCATAATTTTGCCGTCGAAAATAATGTATTTGATTCGCTTGTCGCCTCGCTTGGCGCACTTACGAATCTTTTCAACTAACGCGTAGGCTTCTTCCTTGTGAGCTGAAAGGTCGGCGTCAATATCTAAAGCTCTAACAATTCCATCTCTTGGAATATGATCAGAACTCGAGTTATTAGCGTAGTGCCGAGCGTCAGCAATCCAGCCGTCAGAACGACGATCGCGGTCAGGATAATCATCGTCTATTTGTTCCCTAAGTTGCTGTCCAGCTTTACAAAGTTTAGCCAAGACCGAGTGCTTTCAGGTCGTCTGCTGTTAGTCCAAGAGCGGCCAACTTTGTTTCCGCTTCTGCTCGTTTGGCTTGTGCTTCTGCCTCAGCTTGTAACTTAGCCGCTATTTCTGCTTCAAAGTTTTGTCGCTCAATTATTTCTTCAGGTGTCAAATCTCTTTCTGATATTGTCGTTTCACCTGTAATTGCGTTGAATTCTTTTTCAATAGTTTTCATCATTGCTCCTAAGCGCTCGTATAAACATAAATACTTCCAGCATCGAAATTGCTGGAATTGGAAAAAGCGGAAACTGAAGTGATAACTGATGATGAATCATAAATACCGCCGCCTGTAATAAATCTATGACCAGAACCGCCATTCGCGAAACAACCGCCCGATAATGTAAATGCTTTTACACCCGAAGAATTACAGCCAGAAAGTTCGACATAACCTTGTAGGAATGAGCCCGCATTATTACTCATCTCGCCAACATAAATAAATGTTGCTCCAGACTGATCAAATGTGCCGACGTTTCCAGCGGCCCAAGTTGATGCTCCTTGAACAGTTCCGCCTCTTTGTGTGTAATTTGTTCCACTATCCGTATTCAATCTCAGACCTATATAATCGCTGGCATTGACACTGCTTGCGCCAGCAAAAAGAACCAATATTTTATCTTTTCCAGAAATGCCGCTGATGGTTATGGTTTGCGCTCCTGTTAGCGCAGTTCCACCGGTGTTTAGTAAAGTCCAATTAGCACCAGCATTAGGCGTCGCCCACTTCAATCCGGTCGTTTCCGCGCTGTCGGCAGTAAGGACTGTTCCGTTTGCTCCAACCGCCAATCTTGCTGGCGTATCTGCGGCGGTAGCTGAAATCAAATCACCTTTCGCATCAACTATGGCGTTTTGAATCGCATTGGAATCGTCTTGGGCAACCCAAGTGAAATCCATATCGGTATTGCTTGTTTTCGATAACACTTGTCCAGTTGTGCCACCTTTGAGATCAACGAGAGAGGTATCAATCGCGCTACCGAGAGTTCGGATAGCCGCCGCGCCGTCCTTGACTAGGTCGGTATCGTCCGGCGTCTCCCAGCCGAAGTTCGTCGTATTTGCCATTAGTTAGTTCTCCTTCTAGGCGACTATTGTAGCGTTGAGCCAGTCCAATGTGGGCGAAATGGTATTCCAAGTTTCACCGGCTGGAACGTCATCCCAAGCAAAAGCTTGAAGCGAATAAGCCACCGGCGAAATATTGAGAGTCAGGTTCAGAGAGTTCAGACCAGCCGTCCAAGTCCAACCTTCGACAAATCCTTGAAATTCGCCATTGGGCATATTGGTTGGAAGGTTGGCAATATTTAGGGGAAGTCCCATAAAGACGTTGAGAAGGGCATCGCGATCAGCATCGTCTATTTCAGAGCTACCGAGAGGGAAACTGATTTGCTTGAGGGCAAATTCAGGATAAGCGCGGATAAGCAGGTAGAAGGCGGCTTGAGCCTCTGCGTCCGCTTGTTGTCTAAGCGTTGTGCTAATTGTGGCCGCTAATTGGCCAAAGAGGGATATCGAGGTCGGGTCGCTGTCTGTGACGTTGCTGGCTGAGTTGTTGCCGTAAGCGATGGTAATGGCATTACGGACGTCGCCAGCGCGCTTACTAATCGACAACGCTGGGCCGATTGCGTGATTGCCATCTAAATCGACATATCCGTTGACTGAGAGGTATTGACCTCGTCGGGTCGAGTCCGCGTAACCGATTCGGCCTTGGGCATCCTCGTAAAGATAGCCAAGACCAGAAGTGGCGTATGAGCTGGCCAAATTGTAGACAGTATCGTTCAAGCCAGATTGCGAATGAAGCTCGTAATCGCCGGGTTGGTCAATTTGCCCTAGACCGCTGTTTTCGGCATTGGCCCAAGTTGTCGTTGGGTCATAATCGTTCCAAGTGACGCCAGAGGGAACCTCGTCCCAACTATCAAAAAGAACGCCGCTAAGTAATTCATAGATTCGGTCGCCGTCAAATTGATGGTTGAAATTTCCTGTATAAACAGATCGAGCCAAGCGAGCCAAGGCTCCTACGCCGACGATTTGAATTCTTTGGCTTAGAGCCGTTGAGCCAGAAGTCTCTACAGTTATTGATAAGTCGCTGATGAAGCCACCGAACAAGCTAACCCAGTCGCCATTTGAGTCTTGAACTTCTATGGTGATTGGGTCGTTGATTTGATAGGGGACGTTGGACTCATTCGTTTCAATCAAAGTGAAATTACAATACCCAGCAATAGGTTGTGAGTAAATGTCGGTTCTGCCAGAAGTAATTGTTAGACCGCTAAGAGTCGCGCTGGTTACTGTGTAGCCGTTTATTTTGACTCGATAAATCGGACTCCAGAGCGTCATAGAATCTGAGCCGTTCCGCGAAGTCCTCCGCCACCTCCACCATTACGCGCATTGGATTCGTTCAAAGCATCTACAACAGCGCGGCTGAATCCTTCTCTATCCACAATTGAAGGTGAATTGACGTTGATAATCACATTACCAACTTCATCAGCTCTACGGAATGAACCCGGATCAAAAACACCCGGAGCCATATTTTTGATAAAATTTGCTTCAGTCACTTGTTCAATAAGAGTTGGCGTTGGTTTATTACCTGTTCCGGTTCCAGTTCCTCCGGTAGTTCCTCCACCCGATACACCGCCACCAATGCTTCCGCCAGTTCCACCGCCGCTTGCGCCGCCACCAGTTCTACCTGAACCTGAACCAGTATTACCCCCAACTGATCCTCCAAATGGCAGACCACCCGGCGCGATTGTGTTTGGTTGAACGCCTTCAATATCATCATTGCCAAACATTTTTGTTGCCGCAAAAATGGCGGCCGCGATTGCTGTGGCGGTTCCAAGTCCAGCTAAAGGATTCAAAGCGAACCTTGAAGCAATGGCCGCGCCAATTGCGCTTGTTCGAAGTGCTTGATAGGCGGCGTTCAAAGTTTTTATCAATGCGACGGCGGCCATAACTCCGGCAGTCAATTTATTGACCGCAAAAACTGTCGCTAAAACAGCGGCTAATACTAAAAGTTCGTCTTTCAGATCTATAACAGTATCGATAAATCCTCGAACTTTCTTACCCCATTCAACAGCTGTCTTTTGAGTATCGGTCAAAGATTCATCAAGACCACCATTGCCAGTCAGACCAGCGATAAAAGCTTCAAGAGCTGGAATGAAATTCTCGAGAATCCAAGCTGTCAATTCTTGGACAATAGGAAGCAAGGCCGCCCCAATGGATTCTTTTGCCTCGTCCAAAGCAATTTTGACGCGTTCCATTTGGGCTTGTGTGGTGGTAGCTTCATTCTCGGCAAAACTTCCATAAGTAGCCGCGAGATCCTGAGTGATTTTGTCTAAGTCTTTAGACTTGAGCGCATTAGCATCGATACCCAGACCCAATCGACCGAGAGCCGTGAAGTTTCCATCATATGCCTTGGCAAGTGCGTTAGTTACTGCTTCAAGCGGCTTTCCTGTGGCCGTACTAAGATCTAAAGCAAGATTCAATAATTTCTGAGCTTTTTCAACATCTTCCGTCGAACGTACTAAACGAGAAAAGGCTGGTCGCAATTCGTCGTCTGTGACGCCAATGGCAATGGAAGTCGCAGTTATATATTGCTCGACCCCAGCAATTTGTTTAGCAGTTGCGTCAGTCGTCGCGGCGATAGTTTCCGCCAGTTTCTTTTGTGCCGCTTCATCGTCCGCGGCGGCTTTGACTGCGGATACCGCGAAAGCCCCAACTGCGGCTCCAGCGGCGGCAAAAGCAATAGCGGCTTTCTTAGCAAAATCACCAATGCGTTCGCCAATAGAATCGACGTCTTTTGTTCCATCCTGTAATTTCTTTTGAAAGTCTGCTGTGTCGGCTAAAAGTTTGAGTGTGAGTGCTCTTGAATCAGATGCCATTGACGCCCCACTTATCTAGAATTTTATTGAACGCGGCTGTCCATTGGGCAACAATCGAACGCTGTTCGCGTCGCAGAGTTGGATAAATGAACCAGCCGCGAGAGCCCCGACCTTGGCGACCAGAATAAGCTGGAAACTGTTTGAATTTGTTAGATCCAAATTCCAGACCAGCCCACAAATCTTTCGTATTTGCTCCGCCGCTAAATCTTTGACTAGCAAAGCCGTATTTGATTTCACCGGTCGTACTTGTTTTTGAAACCTTACCGCCATCGACAACTCGGCGGACAGCTTTGCCACTTTTAGTTCTGGCGTAACCTGCTTGACGAATTTGTTTAGACAAATATTCAGCAAGATTATTTGAAACAGTCCGCGATTCAGCCTTGGCTTCGTCCCCCAACAAAGTGAAGGCTTTATAGACCTGACGAAGTTCGGTTCTATCGAACGCCGCCAAATCCTCAGCCATTATTATTCATCTCCTTGATTAGTTCTACCGCTGTGGCTATATCATCCCAGTCATCCCAATATTTCATTGGAATTCCTGTTTTCATAGCTACAACGACAAGCATCCGCCTTACGCTGTCGGGTTCGTGGCTTTTGGGTCTTCTTGTCCTGTCCTCACATCTGCGACTGTTTCCATCCAGACTTCAAATGACTTGACTGGCTTTCCGGCGGCTTCGCGCTTGTGAGCGTTATACGCCAAGAACATTAGATCCCAAATCCCTATATTTTCTTGCGCCTTTGTGATGGTATGACCTGTGGTCTTTTCCCATTTTGCCCACTCAGGCGGTTGAGCAATATAAGTTGCCGATTCTCCGTTGTTGTATTCAATTGTAATTGCTAGTTTCATTGCTCCCGATGCTCCGATCTATTAGCTGAAAGATTCTGAAGGTTGTCCGACAACAGTCAGAGTCCAAGTGTCGGTCAAAGCTGATGGTGCGGCTCCGCCGGCAGTTGGGAAAATTGGTAATACTTGGAATGAGAAAGTAGCACCTGAAGCGGCTGTAAAAGACACAGCAACAGTTGTATTTGGTGCGGTTTCAGCATTTGCCCACATTGACTCGAACAAGGATCCGTGTGCGCCGGATGCGCCCCAGTCCTGAAGAAGTTCAATTGTGAATGTCCATTGCTTATCAACAGACTTGTATGCGCGACCATCAAGAGTTTGATAGGTCTCGATAATTGTCTCAGCCGAAAGGGTTGCTGAGGTTGTTTGAGCGTCATATGGCTTCGTATCAAGTGTGAAGGTCACATCGCGCCCCGTGATAATTGTTGTGCTCATTGGGTCTCCTATGCGGTTTGCTCGTAGCGGACGCTCAAGCGAATATCGGAAACGAGCAGGGTAGTCGTTCCCACATCAGTTACAGTTGGTCTTTCAACCACCGATAACTCATACTTGGAAGCATTGAGCTTTCCAAGAATACCTAGTATAAGTTGCTCCAAGTTATCTAGAGCGGCTGGGTTGCTGAAATAGGCAACGCAAGCGGTGATGGTGTAATTCAATTTGACTCGGGTCGTTACTTTGCCCAGAACTTCCAATTCCATATAAGGAGAGTCTGGAACTATGACAATAGCCGGAACGATGGGTGTCTCAGGAACGGAATCATAAACGTTGGCACTCAGAGTTGAAAGTGCTGTTTTGATTGCGCCTCTAACGTCGGTCGAGATTGGCATTATCCGACCATCGCTTCGACGTCGAGATAAGGGCCAAGAAGACCAGTTACTTTAGCGAGAAGATTCTTAGATAGGCGATAAGGGGTTACTGCGAAATCGATTCCTTCGATTGATCCGCCGGAGGCTGTGCGAGCTTGGAAGATTTCGACAGAGATAGCCAATACAGCAGATTCGACGTTAGGGTTTGCGACATAG